GTGGGTTTGGTGGCTATTTGGGGCTTTTAGGGTTTGCCCCGATTCGCCCCATTTCGTGCGGTTTCAGCGTCACAGGCTGAGGTTGGGTGGGGGTGCATGGCCTCCCGTACGGCCCCAAAAACGTGGGACTCTTTTGGTGCAGGGGGATGCAGGTTGTTTTCTATATGTTGGGTGTGACGTTGGTCACATGGGGGTGGGGTGTTTTCTAGAGTCACCCGATAGGGGTTATGACCCTTTGACCCATTTCTGATTTTTGGGTTGTGATGTTTTACTGGGGTTCCATTTGACTTTGTTTGCCCAGTAGGCGGCGGACATGGGTCCGCGCGCAATATTCTTTGCGTGGCGGCTAGCAAATGCTTGTTGCTGTCCACGGGTCTGGTTTGTTTTAACACCTTGTTGTCCGAAACGGATTGTCTTTACTTGGCCACCTGAACGGGCTACAACAATGTGTGATTTGGTTGGGTGTCCGGGTGTGCGTTTGGGTTGGTTATAGCCTGTTACTCCTGCACGTGCAAGTCTAGGGTCTGGTTTATTTGGCATTTTTGATTGGTCCCCCTGTTACCCATGCGTCGCAGGTTCGGTCACCTGCACACTTGAAATCAAAGATATTGCAGAACCCTAGGTTTGCTGTATTGATTGTGGCGTGTGCTGCTTCAATCGGAGCAGAGTCCAAACCCTTGGCAATACAGTCCAACATCTGTGATGTTTGGATGAATGCTGCACAGTTCTTGCATCGTGCCTTCTTGGCTTCCGCCACAGGCACACCAAACAGTTTGGCTTTTGCTGACCAGAATCCATTGTTGGGGCTGGATGGAATCATCGGCCCATAGTTGGCTTTATCGATGGCTTCCTGACGGTTCTTCAGGTTGATGGTGATGTCTTGGGTTGCAATAGGACATCCGTCTATAAATTCGCCTTTTTCACTTTCCACGGCTGGTCTTCTTTTTCTTCTTGTTCTTGTTAGCTTTGGCCTGCTCACTTAGGGCAATTGCTATTGCTTGCTTGTTGGATTTGACGACAGGGCCGCCTTTGCCAGAGTGCAAAGTCCCCGCTTTGAACTCGCCCATAACCTTCTGGACTTTGGTTTTCTTTGCAGCCATTTCTACTCCCTGAACTGTGATGTTTTTCGGGCTTGTGATGTTATCACGCGCCCTCAAACAGTTTTCTTGCAACCCCCCCTATAGTCCCCCCCTTTGTAACATCGGGTGACAAACCCGATTATCTGTATGAACGAAAACAGCATCACACTCAGCCAAGAACAACAAAAGTACCTTGACTGGCTGTGCACCGCACCAGCCGAGCGTCAGCCAGCAACCAAAAGCAAGATGGCTGATGCTGTCGGTGTTGACATCACAACTTTGCGCCGTTGGGAAAAAAAGCCGTACTTTAAGGAAGAGTGGCAGAAGCGCGTTGATGATATTCAGGGTTCACCTGAACGCACCCAGCAGCTTTTGGACACTTTATACAAGAAGGCTTTGGATGGGGATACGAAGTCTGCTCAGTTGTATCTTCAGGCTACGAACCGTATGGCTCCGCCTACGGTTGAAATCAAATCTGACCGTAAGGCCGCAGACTTGTCTGATGAGGAGTTGGACCAGTTGATTGGGGCAATGGCTGCACGCGAGAAGCAGCAGCGTTCGTTCAAGGTTGTGTCATGAACATTGTTGAGTGTGAACGTTGCGGTGAGGAGTATCCACAAAACTGGGGTTGTTGTCCATTTTGTGAGACTGGCGAACGACCAACCCTAGGACATTTCAGGGGGAACGATGAAGACAACTAGATTTGCTATTGTGCTAGCTGTGGTTTTGGGCACTGGGTGCCAAGACCACTATAGAGTTCCTACTTGTGAGGCTGTACGGGTAAAGAACAAGGCTTTGTCTGCACAGAATGTGCCGACTACGGATTCTAACTGTGTCCAACCGTAAGCGTTACAGTCCAGATGAACTGGATGCCAGACTGCAATTTGCAGTCGGCATTACCCTGTGCATCGGTCTATTGACGCTACTGCTTTCCAGTCTGTACGGCCTGTTGTTTGTTTATCAGGGTGATTCATTATCGCCTGTTGATGCAGAGTTTTTCAAACTAATGAACCCAATCGCCATGTTCCTAACGGGAACATTGGCTGGGATTATGGCTTCTAAGGGTTTACCAAAGCGAAAGGATGATTCTGGTGACGACAACGGCTGATGAGATTGTTATTGAACTAAGTGCTGTTTATGGTGGGAATCTGGCATTTTCTGACTATTGGGCTTTATGGAAAGCAGATAATCCAGATTATGCGGATATTACGGCTTTTGACTGGTATGTGACAAACGGTGCTATTGGTGATACGTACGCAGACTTGGCATTTGAATACTGGCATTCGCTAGCAACTGGTATGCAGTTGATAGCGGAAGACGGTCATCACGTCAAGACTGAAGAAAACAAGTTCATTATTACTGAAAGTTAGGTCTGATGGCTAACGTAAAGATTTCTGCACTCCCTGCCGCAACTAGTGTGGCTGCGGCTGACGTGCTGCCCATTGTTCAGTCTGCGACAACCAAAAAAATTGCCGCAGAGTATGTGATGACTCCAGTTGGAGTTGTTGTTCCATTTGCGGGAACTGGCGCACCAACTGGGTGGCTGATGTGTTTTGGTCAAGCAGTTAGTCGTTCTACGTATGCAAACCTGTTTACTGTAATCAGCACCACTTATGGTGTTGGCGACGGTTCAACAACTTTTAATCTTCCGGACCTTCGCGGACGTGTTGCTGCTGGACTGGACAATATGGGCGGTACGGATGCTGGTCGTTTGGATTGGGCCAATACTGCTGGGACAACTGGCGGTACGCAGACGCATACGTTGACAGAAGCACAAATGCCTTCTCACTCTCACGATATTTATGGTGCGACTGGGGGCGGTGGAACTCCCTACCGCAAAGCATTGACTTCTTCTGGTGATAACTATACTTCTCCAACATACACAATTCTTGCATCGCAGGGTGGAATGGCAAACGTTGGCGGTGGACAAGCACACAACAACATGCAGCCCACTATTCTTTTGAATTACATTATCAAAATCTAATTTATGGAATTAACAGACCTTCTCAACGAGAAGGAATGGCGACTGTGCAAAGGCCCAGAAAACGCCACGACAGAAGAACTGGTTAATGCATTTAATTATTTTTGCTCTAATTACTGGTTTATTAAACATCCAGAAAAAGGACGCATAAAGTTTGAGATGCGTGAAGCACAGTTGCTGACTGTGCATTCATGGATTGACAACCGTTACACCATTGTTCTCAAGGCACGTCAGATTGGATTCTCCACTTTGGGTGCAGCTTTTGTGTTTTGGGAAACGTTCTTCTGGAAAGACCGTTTCATCATTATGTTGTCTCGTACAGAACGAGAAGCCATGAAACTTCTTCAAAAAGCCAAGTATGGTTTTAAGTTCCTGCCTAAATGGATGATTCTCAGGGGTCCATCCATTATCGACAATAATCAACTCAAGATGTCGTTCTCTAATGAGTCTGCAATTGAGTCACTACCTAGCGGCAATGACCCTGCCCGAGGCGAGTCGGTTTATCGCGTGGTGATTGACGAAATGGCCTTCTTGCCCAACTCTGAGGAGGCATGGGCCTCTATCGAACCTATTGCTGACGTTGGCGGCCGTGTCATCTGTCTGAGTACGGCTAATGGTGAGGGAAACATTTTCCATGAACTATGGGTCGGTTCTCAGACTGGGACCAACCAGTTCAAGGGTATTTTCTTTCCTTGGTCTGCCAGTGACCGTGACGATGACTGGTATCAGGCGAAGAAGCGCCAGTTGCCTGATTGGCAGTTGGCGCAGGAATACCCATCTGACCCAGATGAAGCATTCATCAGGTCAGGTCGTCCTGTATTTGATATTGATGCTCTTAGGGCTTATGAAACAACTGAGCCGAAGCGTGGGTATCTTCACAGGTTGAGTGCAAAGAATCTTGAGTTTCGTCGGGATGGCGGTGAGTTGTCTGTTTGGGAGTTTCCAGATTTGGCGGCTGTGTACTGTATTGGGGCTGACGTTGCTGAAGGTTTGGGTCATGGTGACTATAGTTCTGCTCATGTAATTAATGCATATACGCACGAAGTAGTAGCACATTGGCATGGCTACATCGACCCAGACTTGTTTGGCGAGAAGGTGTTGGCAGACTTGGGTTGGTGGTATGGCACAGCTTTGCTGGGTGTGGAATCAAACAACCACGGTTTGACGACTTTGAAAGCGTTACAGCGGGCTGGTTACAAGAATATTTATCGTCAACGCAGACTTGCTCAGAGAACTCCTGAGCCGACTGAGATTTTGGGTTGGCGTACAACTGCGGCTTCTAAGCCGTTGGCGATTGACGAGTTGCAGGCCGCTATTCGTGACAATGATATTGGCATATTGTGCGACAAAACTATTGCAGAATTGCGAACATTTATTCGTGAATCCAACGGCAGAACGCATGGTTCTCCACACGACGACCGTGTTATGTCTCTAGCGATTGCTAACCAGATGCTGAAGTATGTTTGGCTTCCAGAGTATCAGGTTTCTGGGGAAGCTCCCAAGGGGTCTTTGGCTTGGTGGGAGGGGCATATTGCCTCCTATAGGCCAGATAAGTTTGTTTTGGGGTCTTTTGGAGTTCGTAACCGTTGATGTGACAGGTTTCTGGATTATTAATGGCTTCTTTTAACTGTCTACGATGTGAATCAGAATTTACCGCTGACGCTTTGCCGCGTCGCGGACAAATATGCTTTAAATGTCATGTCAAAACAATCAACCTTGGCTTTACGTATGGCAAGGAAGATTTTCATGGTGATACCATCAAGCAACGCCAAGACCTGCAAGAGGCTCAGGCCAAGGCGGCTGGTATTAAGGCTGAACCAGTAGGGAACCGGTGGGTGTGACGTGAACTGGTGGGTGCCGATTATTGTGGCTCTGATTACTGGGCCAGTTGTAGTCCTATTGCAGATGCTAAGGAATGAAAACACTAATCAGCACGCTGAATCTCGAGAATTGTTGCATCATATGATTATCAAAGTTGATGATATTCATTCTGATGTAATCGAATTGAATTTGGATTTAAAGCAACATATTAAGGATGGTCATGGTAATTAATTTGGATGAGAAGACGAAGGCGTTGGTTTCTAGTTATGTTCGTGCGGCGGTTGGTGCTGGACTTGCTGTTTATGCTGCTGGTGTGCGCGATGTACGTGGCATTGCTAGTGCTGCTGGGGCTGCTGTGGTTCCACCACTTTTGCGTTGGGTTAACAAGGCTGACTCGGCGTTTGGGCGGGGTAGCAAGTAAGCATGGCCCGTTTGTCTAATAAGGACTTGCTTGGCCGATACCGGTCCAAGTTGTCTCAATCTAAGCGTTGGCGCAGGAACGAAGAGTTCGACAGCACTTGGCGACGCATGATTGACATGTATCGTGGCAAGCATTACGACCAGATGAACGACGAAGACCGCACTTTGGTCAATATGGCGTTCTCTACAATCAACGTTATCAACCCTAGTGTTTCGGTTAACTATCCGAAGATTACGGTGAATGCGCGTCGCCCCGAAGATGGGGAGCGCGCTACTGTAACAGAAGCAATTGTTAACTACTGGTGGAGGCATTACAACTGCCAACCCCAGTTCCGCAAGGCTGTCAAAGACAAGTTGATTATTGGTCATGGCTGGATTAAAACTGGTTACCGTTTCGTTGAAGAGGAACGTGTCAAGGAAGCAGACCCAAATGTTGATTACAACGATGTAATCGACATCGAATCCGACACCAGTGTGGAAACGGAGATGGTCATTGTTGAGGACCGTCCATTCGTTGAACGCATTTCCCCATTTGATATTTACGTTGACCCAGATGCAACATGCATGGAAGACATCAAGTGGATTGCTCAACGGATTAAGCGTCCAATTGCAGACGTACGTAATGACCGTCGCTATAACTCTGTTGCACGTTCAGAAGTTCAGCCGACTCAATACTCCAAGTATGCATTGGATGGACAAACACCAAAACCGACTTATAACAAAGAAGATTCTTATGTTGAAGTGTGGGAATACTATGATGTGCCAAAGGGCACAATGTGCATCTTTGCTGATGGTTCAGACAAATTCCTAGTACAGCCAACCAAGATTCCATTCGCATTTGGACACCCGTTTGTGATGCTAAGAAACTATGAGGTTCCAGAACATTTTTACCCAATGGGTGAACTGGAAGCCATTGAAGGACTCCAGCACGAACTGAATGAAACAAGAACGCAGATGATGAATCATCGTAAGCGTTTCTCACGTAAATGGCTGTACAAAGAGTCTGCATTTGACCCTGACGGCCGTTCGATGCTGGAATCTGACGAAGACAATGTTCTTGTCCCAGTTATGGGTGATGAACCGTTGGCTGGCGTTATCACGCCAATGCCTGCGGTCATTAATCCACCCGAGTTCTACAATCAGTCGAATCTGATTGCTGGCGACATGGACCGTGTTTCTGGAGTATCTGACTATATGCGTGGTGCAATGCCAGAGATTCGGCGCACAGCGACCGAAGCCGCAATTGCACAGGACGCATCAAACGCTAGGGCCGCTGACAAACTTGCGGTTATCGAACTTGAAATTGCTGCTTGTGCAGGACGTTTGGTTGCTCTCGCACAACAGTACATGACTGGTGTTCAGGTTGCCCGTGTTGTCGGTTCTAACGCCATCCCGTTGTGGGTTCGTTTTGACCGTGATTATATTGCTGGTGAGTTCGATTACGAGGTTGAAGCTGGGTCTACCCAGCCTGTGAACGAATCGTTCCGCCGTCAAATGGCGTTGCAGATGGTTGATGCTATGGCTCCTTTTGCGCAGGCTGGGGTTATCGACATGGGTGCGCTAGCCCGTCACGTGTTGCAGTTTGGCTTTGGTGTCAAGACACCAGAAGCATTCCTTGCAGCACCACAGCAACCACAGCAAGGGCAGATGCCATCTCAGGAACAGTTGCCTCCTGAGCAGCCACAAGGTCAATTGCCGCCTGAAATGGCTGGCGCAATGGGTGCTGAAACTGGCGGTTTGCCGCCTGAGTTGATGCAGGCATTGGGTGCTGGTGGTGGTATGCCACCTGCTGGACCTACTGCTTAGGTTACAAAATATCTATCTATCTATAGGAACAACCAACCAAAAGGATTCCGGTGGAAGACACAATTGAATACGCTACCCAAGAAGTAGACCCCACTTTGGACAGTGGACAAGTTGAAGATGTTGGTGGTGAAACAGCCGAACAGGCGGAAGTAGATTACTTCGATTGGAACGAGTACGCAGACAAACGTGTCAAGTTGCCCGTTGCAGGAGAAGAAGTCGAAGTTCCTCTTAGCGAGGCTTTGGCTGGGTACCAGCGTCAAGCGGATTATACACGTAAGACTCAGGAACTTAGTCAGCAAAGACAGCAGGTTCAGTTTGCTGCGGCAATCCAACAGGCATTGGACAATGACCCGCAGGGAACAATCAAACTGTTGCAGGAGCATTACGGGATGAATCCCGAAATGCAGGCGTTTGAAGATGACCCGTTCGCTGACCCAACTGAGAAGCAAATTCGACAGTTGGAAACACGAATCAAGTCGTTTGAAGAAGCGCAAGCTTTGCAGCAGTTGGAACGGAATCTCGGATTTTTGCAAGAAAGATATGGTGAGGATTTCAATCCAAACGAAGTGGTTGCACAGGCTTTGGCAATTGGAAGCAATGACCTAGAAGGTGTTTACAAGCAGATTGCGTTTGACCGTATGATGAGTAAGAATCAGGCACAGCAGAATGTTGTAGCCAAGAAGGCATCAGAGGAACAACGGATTGTTGAGCAGAAACGCCAGACGGGAATTGTTTCTGGTTCGTCTGGTGCAGCGTCGGTTGGTGCGACTGAGGCACCAGTTTCGTCCCTGAGGGACGCTTTCGATTTGGCTAAACGCCAACTCGGTATCTCTTAACATCACAACTAAGAACTATCCTTAAGGAGGATTCAAATGGCTGGTAACGCTAACTTTGATGCGCTGCTTTCTACCACGCTTGCGAACTACCGTTCGCAGCTGACTGACAACGTGTTTACGGCTCGTCCGCTTACGTACATGCTCATGGAGAAGGGCCGCATTCGTATGCTGAATGGTGGTACGAAGATTGTTGAGCCGCTGATTTATGGTCAGAACTCAACTGTTTCGTCGTACTCTGGTTATGACACCATCTCGCTGACCGCACAGGACGGCATTTCGGCTGCTGAATACGACTGGAAGCAGTACGCTGCTTCTATCGCAATCAGCGGTATCGAAGAAGCGAAGAACAACGGTGAGCAGGAAATCATCAACTTGCTTGAAGCCAAGATTATGCAGGCTGAAGAGTCGATGCGTGAAGGTTTCAACCAGATGTTCTACGGTGACGGTACGGGTAACTCCAGCAAGAACTGGAACGGCCTTGGCAACATTGTTGAGTCGGGTAACACCGTTGGTGGAATTAACTCGGCATCTGGTCAGGGTAACGACTGGTGGCGTTCGTACGAGGAAAACACCGCTGGTGCTTTGACCCTCGCATACATGAACACCGCATACAACAGCACCTCGGTTGGTAACGACCACATCGACACGGTTCTGACGACTCAGACCCTGTTTGAGAAGTATGAGGCTCTGTTGCAGCCGCAGCTTCGTTACACCGACACCAAGACCGCAGATGCTGGTTTCCAGAACCTGCTGTTCAAGGCTGCCCCGGTCATGTATGACGTTCACTGTACCGCTGGTGTCATGTACTTCCTTAACACGAAGTACCTCACCCTTGTCGGTCACTCGGGCAAGTGGTTCCAGCAGACGGAATTCGTCCGTCCTGAAAACCTCGATGCGCGCTACGCGCTCATCATGTGCTACGGCAACCTGACCTGCCGCAACCGTGCGAAGCAGGGCAAGTTGACTGCCAAGACCGCCTAATAGGACCGCTAATCGTCCGAACGGCAATTAATTGGGGGGACGGGGATAAAAGCCTCGTCCCCCCTACCGGTATACAAATTTGATTGGAGATGTAATGGCAGCAAAGAAGAAGCCGATGGGTTC